GTAGAATGTGATATCTTTCTTGTAGAAAGCTGCGTATCCATCTCTACCTGTTAATGACTCATGTGATGTTCTAATCCACTCCATAACTTGCTGTGCTCCTGATGGAACAATTGGGTCATAAAGAGTAATATTAACATCATCCCATGTTGATTTACCTTTAATCTTTCTCTTTACGTTGATGTGGTCCAATTCTACTACCTCTGAAGTGAAAGTTGGTCTACTTGCAGTTTTGATGATGTATGATTCGATACCATTGATTTCCATAATGAATCTGTTACCTAACTTTGGTTCAAAATTCTTATAGAACATTTTATCAAACTCTAATATTTCTGGCATTTTACTTTATTTTTATGTTATTCTTATATAAATATTTACTTTTCAAATTATCCGTTAAAACTTGCACCAGTTGGTAAGATATTGAAATCAATTTGAATGAATTCAGCTGTCTTAGTTGGTTGTAAGTAGATAGCTCCTTTAAGGATGTTTCTATCAATTACATCTGGTGTGTTATTAGTTTCATCCATTACTACTCTGAAAGCGTAAAGACCTTGTCTTTGTTGAATTGATTCTAAATAAGGGTTAACGATATTCAAGAATCTATTTCTTGTTTCAGAAGAATTTTGTTCGAATACTAAATATTTTGAAGTTGAAGCGATATACTTTCTTACAGTCAATAATAATCTTCTTACATTGATTCTATCTAATGCAGATGGTTTATCTTGTAAAGTTTTTTGGCCCCATACTACAATACCTTGTCCAGGGAACTGGCAGATTGGGTTTACTTTACCTTCGTATAATGTATCTCTTTCTGATTGAGTTACTTTATCTAATACACTTACTGCTCCTACTAAACCACCTCTATTCAAACCTGCTGGTGCGAACCATTCTGCTGCTACTCTATCGTTTGCTGCGAATACACCCGGTAATAATACTGATGGTGGGATTGTGATAAGTTTATTAGTGTTTATATCAATAGTCTTAACATATGGATAGTAGAATGCTGCGTAGTTAGTATCAACTTCACCTGCTTGTGTTACTGCCTGTGATAAAGTTGTTGCTGAATCACCTGCCTCTGCAATAAAGAATGCATCTGCTCTTTCTTCAACCATATCAAGTATTGAAGTAAATACCGATGAATGTAATCTTCTATTTACGTGTGGTGCCACTACCATATTGATATCATATTCATCTGCGTTAGATAATGCTGCTACATGTTTACCATAAGATGCAATACCTTCAGTTGATGCTGGGTCTACAACATCTGCTGCTGCAGTTGCTGGTGAATATCCATCAAATCCTTCTTGGAATGCTACAATAAATTGTGCTGAAGTTGAACCTACCGATAATGCTACACCATTTGTTGAAGCTGAATCTAATCCAAATGCAACATTTGAACCATTACGTGCTCCTGCTGGAATTGGTTTTAAATAAATTTTATTATCTGTATTATTATCTAAATCTATACCACCAAATTGTGTTACAGATGATGTTACAAACGATACTGTTGGTATTTGTGCTTCAACTGGTATAGATGCAACTATTGGTAATTTATATTTTTCATGTCCAAATGGAACCGCTTGAATAGGAGATACTGCGTTTAAGTTTGCAATTCTAATATATTTTGAATTGTTTATCCAATCTCCCGATTCGGTTACTTTTCCATTAGATGCAATTGTTCTTTTTCTATCACCAATTACTCTACTAATAAAGTTTGGAGAATTAGGGTCTAAATTTACATTTGCAAATGTTTCTAATACCGTCTTTTTCTTATTAGTATCAGCAAAATCTCTAACAGTTACTGTGAATGTTCCATAATCTGTACCATTTACAGAACCAGCTGCTTTTATGTTTGAAATGCCTATTTTAATTTTTGTATTTGCTGCATTACCTGCTCCGATTGTTTCAAATTGGAAAAGATTATGTCTTTCACCACTTATCAATTGTGATTTAATCATTGGTGTCAAAGCTTCCTGAGCTTCAAATGTAAAATCTTGGTCATCTAAAACTGAGATAGAAGATGATACAGTTGTACCAAATCCGATTCCGTGATTTTTGAAAAATCCGTAAACATATCCACCTTTTGCACCCAATGGGTTTGTTCCAAATACAGATTCGATATTATTTGTGCTAGTAGAATCAACTGATGCAGTTCCACTAAAATTAGTTGAACCCGTTACAAACATAATGATATTACCATTACCTAAATCGTTATTTCCGTCTGTTGTTGCAGCTGAACCACTTAAACCACTTGTTAAAGTATTTTTATCAGTTGGGAAAATTATAGCAACTGATGATGATACTAAACCTGTAGTTTGTCCAACTGAACCAGATGTGATAGTTATCAATAATGGATTATATCCAGTATATCCATCAACTCCGGCAGTTCTACAAATAGTTGCTACACCCGCTTCTCTTAAATAGTTTTGAACTGCTAATGGTGTATAATAAGTGTCATCAACTGCTCCAAAAAGAGTTTGGAATTCAGCTTGTGAATTAACAATTGTTGGAACCAATGGTCCCTCTTTAAAAGGTCCAATGAATGCTGCACCAATATCAGCAATACCTTGTTGTAAGAACGAAAGGTCGTTTTCTTTAGTAAATACGCCTGGTGATACTAATTTCTCTGCCATTTTATATAATTAATTTTTAAAAATTTATAATTCTCAATATAAATATAATTTTTTATTTCAAAACAACAATTATGGTCTATATGTTGGTTGGAAATAATTGTATACTTGTGTAATTTCTCCTGAGGTCAATACTCTATTATAAAATAAGGTAGGTCCCATTTGTCCTTTATAGTAATTGTCATCTCTACCCAATTTAATATCATATGTACTTGTTGCCGCAAATGCTGAAACTGTACCCGTTCCTACACTACTACCATTCAAATAATATGCAATACCAGCTGCTGCCGATACCGTCACTGCTACCATATGCCATGTATTTAATGCTGGTGCGCTAAAGGTTTGAACAGTATTTGAAACCGTCCCTCTTGCAGTTGAAAAATGAAATCCATCCCACACACTTGCACCACTACTATACATATAAAAATTATAATCTCTATCTACACCTGATTTTGATAACAAACATCCATAAGCTTGACCAGGATTTGCTGTCAATCTAACCCATGTTATAAATGTCATAGCAGATGTGTCAAATTGTGTTATTCCACCATTGATATTTGAATTTCTATCTTTAAACCAATATGCATTGGTCCCATTTAATGTCCAATACTTATCAATTCTCGTTGCTCCATTATTATAGGTTGGGTTTGTACCGGAGTATCCTGCAGAATTGGTTACACCTGCAGGTCTTACACCTGTATTGTAACCACTCAAATCTAACCAATCCGTTGTATCGGTACCATTTGTAGATGATGCCTTTGAAGGGTCTAAATACATTCTCAAACCAGATGATGGTATGAATGGTTGCGTAGTTGTTCCCTTATTATGTGAAATTGTTTTATTTGCCAAATATACGTCATAATTTTCAACGTTAATTGTTACAATTTCAACATCTTCCATTATAGTATCAATATCATATACTTCAACTTCTGTTAAACCCGATATCTCATCAAATGTTACTACCAAATCTCCAGGTAGAACATCTTCCATATTTTTAAATTTATATTTTTCAATTTCAGTATCCCAAACATAAATTGGATGTGTTCCAGTTGCTTTTATTAAACCATCATTTATTTGATAATATCCACTAGCAAAGTTAAATACTATATCCGAAACTACAACTTCTTCATATGATCCTGTTGCTGTTTCTAACATATGAAATCTCCATTCAACATTATCCGTTTCAATTGGTAAATTTTCATCGGGTAAACCCATAGGTACCCAAGCTTTTATAGTATCTCCTACTGATAAATCTTCAACATTTATTTCCGTTCCATTTACTTTTGTAACTTTTGTTCCAAATAATAAACAAAAATCTGGTTGGTTGATTGTGTTATAAACATCAACCGCATATAATCTTTTTGTAGTTACAGTTCCATAGTTAGTTGCATTGATATTATAACCATCCTGATATTTCATTGTTAAAAGAGCCGTAGCTTCTGAATACGATGATTGGTTTATTCCTGCAGGTGTAACTGGAACTATTGTAGGACCTGTTGTAAATGTATTTGAACCTGTTGTAAAATTTGCGTTATCAAAAGAGCAAGTAAAATTTGCCAATTGTTGTTGAACTTTATTATAAAAATAAGAACCAGTTTGTGTAAATGAAAATTGTGCGTTTTCTGTTGTGCTTTCAACTATATAAGTATATGTTGGTGGAGTCACTGTTATTTGGTCGGTTGCAAAAGATAATAAATTTACATTACTACCTGCTCCTGCACCTGCAAGTCCACCCAATGATACTGCTCCCGGTCTAGCCGAACCACTCACTGCTCTATATAAGTTACCTAATGATAAGTTTGTTCTTGCCATCTATTAATGATTATAATCCATTATAAATATCTAAAAGTTTTTCTTTCCACACTTCTTTATTTGAAAAGTGTTGTATCATCCAACTTTTAAGTTTTTCAAATTCTTTTTTACGGGTTTCGTAATCATCTTCACAAATTGTTTGGTAGGTTTCCTTAAATGATACCTTGTCAATCGCTTTGTATTTATAATCAAGTGGAACATGCCATTTTTCATGTAATATTGGAAGTTTCCCCCAATCCACTGCTTCAAAAATTCCATATCCGAATGGTTCATATTCAAAGCAAGAGTGAGATATTCCCCAATCAAGTGCATAGAACCTTTCTTTATATTTGTAATCAAATTTGTAAACTTTTGATTTTCCGAATCCGTATCCATATTTTTTTCTATAATATTTGTTAAAGGTTTCTGAATTTGTAAAAATAATTGATTCTAACTCATCCAAATATTCTACATTTTTTCTTCCTTCTACTCTAGCTGCAAATCCTATTTTATTAGAATTTGATAATTCTTTATTTTGTGTAAACTCATAACAATTTGGAATTTGATGTAAATTTTCCGTTTGATATGGAAAATTATATAATCCTACCCAAACTTTATTTTTTATTTTATTTATTAATTCAGTTTCATATTCCCAATTACCATACCAATGCAAATATTCATCTTTTTGCATTTGCCCAACCATTGATACTTTCGTTAAATTATGAAAAACAATTGAATCAATTTTTTCTAAATTATTATGTATTGCGGTTGTAGGTGTATAGTGCCCGTGTAATATATGTATCTTTCTAGCACTCTTTAATATTTTATCTATTTCCAATTCATTTGTTTCCCAGATGTGGTCTATATTGATTGGAAATTCCTCATAATTATCTGGTTTTTTTCTATGGAAAAGGAGAAGTGGCTTCACTTCTAAATGCGGTGCCACTTCTTCTATCCATTTTGTTACCCATATATCAGCACCGCTGTTGAACCAAGGGCCTCCAGCGGTGGTATAATAAACATCATACATTAATTATAACCCTTTTTGTTTTTTTAAATCTGCTACTTCTAATTGTAGTTTTTCTATTTGTAATTGTTGTTCTTTAATTGCTTCTACCATAAGACCCATCATCTTAGCGTAATCCAAACCTAAATATCCATCTTCTTTTTCTTTAACAACCTCAGGTAATACTGATTGAACTTCCTGTGCTATTAAACCTGTTTTAGGCGCTGCTTTTGTTACTTCATTCACATCATCATTCCATTCCCAAGTTACACCATTCAATGTTCTTACTTTTGCTAATGCATCCGTAATTGGTTGAATATTGTTCTTATATCTTTTATCGGAAGAATAGTATGCTGTGATATCACCCGTTGCAGTTATTGCTCCATTGATTGTTAAACCTGCGAAGGTTGGTGAAGATGTAGATAATACTGCCTGATTTAAATATGTTCCAAATCCAGATGTTGAAGCTATTGCAATCTGTGCAGAACCTGTTACAACTGTTCCAATTGCTGTTCTGATTGTTTCTGCGGTTACTGAACTACCTAATGCGGTAGATTGTCCTGCTATAGTAATTGTATTGTTTGTAATACCCGTACCACTAATTTGTGCAGAGCCAGTTACAACAGTTCCAATAGCAGTTCTAATAGTTTCAGCGGTTACCGAACTACCCAATGCTGTTGATTGTCCTGCTATGGTAATTGAACTATTTGTTAATTTAGAATTTGAAATAGAACCTGCTAACATAGCATCGGTTACACCACCAG